CCACGATAACATAATTATAATCATCTTTAATTGGGGCTAGTAAATTCTTCAAGAGATTTTCTCTTGACATGGCATTAGCGAGCGATGGTTCTATGCCACTTAATTGAATAGAAGAGGGTATTAGATCGCAGTTTTCAGAATGTAAGATATAATCCTCTTTTTGAAATAAAAAGGTTTCTTCTGCTAAACCTTTGATGATATGAGCCATTGTGCAGGGTAATTCGTCCGGTTGATGGTAGCCCATGCACATAGTGAGGTTAGCCTGGCTGTCAAAGTCTACCATCAAGACCTTTTTCCCTTGTCGTGCAAGATTAGTTCCTAAATTGTGGGCTGTTGAGGTTTTACCTACCCCTCCTTTTTGGTTCGAAATGGCGATAACGTGTGTTTTACTCATGGTTTTACTCCTTTCACAGCGATTTCTTCTCAAAATCTACTGTTTGGAAGTAAAAAGTAGGCTATTTATACATTTTTGTAGTTAGGGTTTTAATCCCCTTGCTCCGCCACAGATTGATTTAGCCCATGTTTAATGGGCTTTTTTCATATCACGATATAGATTTAACCCATTTTTAACCCACAAGTTATCAGTGAACAAAAAAAATAAGCCTAAACACATACGTGCATAGGCTTTTTAGATGTTAGATCACTTCCTTATTTAAAAGTATCTCGTGCGTTCGGATTATTTTCAACCGCCACACCAAAAACGATAAATATTAATGTAGATAAAGCATTTACTATCATGTTCGCCGATCCAGGCATTGCGTATCGATATATAAAGAATACTGCTAATGCAAAAATACTATTAACCGCCAGAGGCGATTTAAGTTTTTCTAAACATTTTTTCAATGTTAATGGTTCAGGTTCTTTTCCAGTATCAGTAATCACACCCACTGCGATAAGCAATGCAGCCAATAACTCAACAGGCTCTTGCCACTCTACTAGGTCCACTACACCCACTAATGATAATATCATAAATACTACTGCCACCAGCGCCATAAACACCGATATACTTCTTAATCTTTTCATCATTTCTTTTACCTCACTTTTTTATTTATCGCTCAATTCATCAAACTTACTTTTCACATCATCGATAAAGCTATTTTTGCCCATTTCGTGATATTCATCATATAAGTTATTGAATTGTTCACGTTCAAAAAATTCTACTTCATTTTTGCTCTTGCAATCTTTATAAAGGCATATCATTTCACCCCTTGCCAAATGTACTGTCATTTCTTTATTCGCTTTAAACTCATTCCATATCTTCGCAATCAACGGAATTAAAGCCAAACTAAAGATAGATCCGAATATTGATATTCCTAATTCCACCATATGTATATCCACTTTCGTTATTTCCATTATCGCGACCTTCTAAGCCATTGCTTTAATGATCTCATCTTGTTATAAAAACCTCTGTAATATTTGTTGGCGTAACTAATTACATTGCGAAGATCAATATGGACAAAATACAAGCCTAACCCCAAGCCACCAATTGTTCCTTCGTCTTGAAGCCTTTTGGCGATCAACCCAATTTCTTTAACTTTTCCATCAACGCCTTTGATGTCACAACCTCCACAGAGTATATGCATCGACTTTGTGGGCTTTCTCTTATTCTTGTTTTGTGGCAAGTTGTCATTATATTTTTGAGATCGATAACCACTTGTTATACGAATGGGCTTACCATATTCAGCCCTGATGATTTCAAGAACATCCATAAGCTTTTGAATATTGCCCCAAAGCTTTTCAGGTGGCATAACACCACGATTATTAAATTCAAGACAAAGAAAAATGAGCCGTTCTAGGCTCACTCGGTTTTATCTCTATTTCTTTTGGTGGCTCGATCGGCTTTTCAGGCTCAATCGATATATCGGGTCCAGGTTCAATTGTCGACTTTTCGACTTTTGGAATAACTGTTGCTTTTTCCTTAAAATCAAATCTTATATCATACAGTTTGATATAAGTATAAATTCCTACAACCCCATCAACCTTAAGACCACTAATTCGTTGATACGCTTTGACAGCCAAGTACGTCTTATATCCAAAGTCACCGTCAACGATAATATTCAGCTTTCTTTGCAGCTTATGAATATCGCCATCAAAGTCACGTTTAGATTCCTTATCCCCTCTACGCAATGACATAAAAACATTTACTTGTTTGCCAAACGTATCAAACCGATCAAGTTTCAATTCCCTAATTAGAGAGATTAACTTGTCCGCATAATAAGGATCAGTCGCATATCGCGCTTCACGTTTTAAGAAATTGCCTACATAGTATTCTTTCGTTGCTAAAGCGCAACACGCCTGAACATAAGTTTTAGCACTTCGAAACTCATTGTAACGTTTGCCACAAAGATATAATCCTTGATCAATAATTGATTCTTTAGAAACCAACACGCCATCATTTAACTCAGGGTAATATCTAAAGTTTGACGGTATCTTAACTATTCTTTTATTTATAACCTCAGTCACACGCCTATATGATACCGTGCCATATTCGCTTTTGCCCTTAAGCCCAAACATATTCTGAGTAGCTAGAAATATATCCGATGTGCCATACGCTGGCTCTAGCGCTGATTGTGCAAGTCTTGCACTCGCGCACAATCCAAGAAGATTATGAAAAGGTACGATATAAACAGCTGCTTGATTGATGTATTCATTCTTTTGCGCCCATGTCAGTTTAGCCATTAATCATTACCTCGACTTTTATTTTCTTGATCATTAGATATAACCTCCGCTATTTCTCCTCTAAGACTTTTATTCTTTAACTTGCGATTTTCTTCTTTTAGTTTAATCCCATCATGGTGCGTTTTTACCGAATCAAGTCTATCTTTCGGAATACTCTTTTCTTTAATCTTTCCGCGATATAAAACCCGCGCCATTACTTTATCAACTGACAACTAAAACACCTCCCGAAAGCTCAACAACCGCGTCTTGAAGTTCTATAATCTGCGCTTCTTGTTCTAAGAATCCCTTAGCATAAAGTTCTGATAAACTGTCCGCATCACCATATTTATCAATGAGTTTTCGAATGTTACATAATTCGCTATAACTAATATTCTCACCATATGTACCATCAACAGCACATTGCATAAATTTAATATCGATGTGTGTAATATCCTCATGATTATACGATGGTGTAGCATCAACCTCTAAAACGACTTTTGAATCAGTCTGCCCTAATAAAAACTCGTTTGTCCAATTTTCTTTCTCAGTAGTAATTGCTAACATCCGTCTCCCCCATTAACTAAATTCTCATGTGTTTTTATAGGTAGATCACCATTCCAAACTCTGAATTGATCTATTTTTGCATTTAATGTCCATTCATTCCAGCTGTCTCTTCCTAACATATCCATATAAAGAGTTCCGTAACTGCTCCCACCCCAAGTTCCAATGTATACACCATTCGCATACATTTTAATGCTTGTATTACTTGCAAAATATACACCAAAGAATATACCAGTCGATGCATCCCCAATAGCTGAAGCATATTTCCATGCTGTTACGTTAAGGATATTTGATACAACAGTCATTCCTATTCCTTGGTCATCAGCCGATGAATATCCAAATATACCACTCGTTACACCCCTCGATCTAACATAACCAGTAACGGTTTTTCCTGCCATACTTATGTTTGATATTGTGGCATATCCACCAGTACCATTAGCGCCATTGCCAACCTTCACAGCCTCAAATAACATATTGGTTGCCGTTGCATTTCTCGATCCTATTTCATCAAGAATCACATTGCCACTAACATCATCAAAATTCCAACCACAATATGCGACACCAGCTATTGTTTCATTTTCATTTACACCAATAGCATCATTAACAACACCATCTCTAGTTGGAAATGCCTTATAATAATATGTTGTGGCAGTAACCAAATCACTAGCTCCATCGTTATCATCAACAATAAAATTATTAGCTGTGTCATAATTCGTAGTAAACACCCCAACGAGCGTTCCAGTTGCAATTGTATCTCCTTCTATCCACGGGCTTTCTTTACGCATGATTGTATACTCAGTCATGTCAATTGGTCCAGTTGCTTGCAACCTAATTCGACCGCTATCAAATGGAATGCAATTAAAATTTATCATGTCAGCAGTATATGCGTATGGATTATCGTCACCCTCAACTCTGAAATCTATCTCTGTTGCTGAAATTGCTTCACCAGCAACGTAAGAAGTAACCGGAAGGTTAGGACTGCCATCTACATCAAAGTAATATGTTTTTCCAACATTCAACCCAGCAAATCCGCCAACAACACCAATCTTAACGCCATCACCATTTCCATCATAGGCTCTTGTACCTGTTTGATCTTTCTGCCAAACGCCATTTGTGTCGAGCTTTATGCAGTCACCAAGAGAAACCCCAGCACCAATTGTCACTGGAATTGACGCTTTAATACTTGCTTGTTCAATCCCATTTTCAATATAATTAAACCTAGCAGCACTAAGAACAGATAATGCATCTTGCCATACTTGTTTTACATATCCCATTTAACTAGTTCCTTTCACAGAGTATCTCTACTGAGACTGTTAAGCTCTCCCCTGCCTTCTTTTCAACATTCATTGATCCGCCAGCAAATAGAGCCTGGTTACTATCACCATACACGCCTGCATTAGTCAGTGTTTTTTCATTCTGCTCGGTTTCGTCCAGGTATATCTCTTTGATCACTTCATACCCATCAACATATGAATTGGCCACTTTCCTTACAAGTTCATCAGGCAAGGCAAAATCGTCCATTTCAGGCGCCACGCCTTCACCCACACCCAAATGCGTGATCTCACCATTGACATGAGATACAACTTCTTCTAATAATTTATCTGATATCATTAGTAATACGTCTCCTCAAATTCTTTTGTATTAATCTGGTCTATATCGCATGTTATTTCAGAACATAAATAATACTTGGCTCTGATCACTTTGATTTTTGATGATATAGTAATGCCATCATAAATCTTCGCAATCTTTGGAAGTATTAAATTACTGTCCAAGCTTGCATCTTCTAATGCCGTCACACGATCGTTTTGACCTTGAAGTATTTGCGTTAAATTACTCATTAGAAGTCCTCCAATCGCAATGTATATAACACCTTGCCATCAGTTTTGAAACTTATATTTACTTGTTTCACAACGAAAAATCCGTCCAGGTTATAATCAGAAACGTTGACGAAGCATCGCTGCCCAATCCAAGCCTTTTCATAAGTTTTAAACTGTACGATCGTTTTGATCGATTGTAGCCGCCTTACTTCTGCTTTGCCGAATGATCGAGCTGACATCTTGTCCGTCACATTCTTGTTTTTCACAACCTTTTCTAATAAATACGGATTATCGCTGTTGGTGTTTTCAAAGTAATCAATGATCTGTATCGTTGGTTTGTACTCGGCCCTTATAACGCCAGTAAACGGCGTCTCGATATTGGCTGGAATAAACGCAACTTTGTTTGTTTTGTTGATTAAAAAATCTTGCACACCATCATCATTGGAATCAAGCAATGATGTTTTTAATACATCATCAAGATACATGCTTACATAATTAGGCTCATAGGCTAGCGAAAAATACCGCTGCTGTCCATCACCAGTAAAATACTGTGTGATCGTTTTTTCAGCCGCTTCTTTTGCTCCAATCACCCACACGCGGTTGACAATATCGGTTGCATCATAATCAACGTCTAATGAATTTCGCAAAAAGTTATACTTACCATCTTCATCCTTTTCAAACCTTACGCCATCCGCTTCATAATCTTCAAAGAAATGAAATGCCCTGTTTGCATCAATATAATAATGATGCTCCGGCAAATACTTCATTAGCTTTGTGATCGCCTCAGATAATAGAATATAATCACAATCAAAGTTTTCGATCACATATGCTGTTTGATCAATGGAAGTTGTGCTAAACTCAGGCGCATATTTCGTGATCAAGTGTAATAAAATATCGCTAGCTGTCATATCCGCATAGCGCTCGATCACGATGCGATGCTGGAAGATATAATAATGATCCGTACATCGAATCGTCGTTTTCTTAAACCCACGCTCACTAAACTTTTGACCGATGCAGATACCCGATGCAACATCAGCGCCATCGATGCTAAGATTGCATTCTAAAAAGTGATGCGTCTGCTCGATATTCTTACATGTAAAACTAAACGTGTTGTTTTGCCGATCAAGCTGATTATTAGCTGAAGCGCTAATCACTTTGTCAACTTGCTCAACACCGTTGATATAAGCGCCCCACATTATGAAATCCCTCCTGCAAGTCTTCTACCAAGCGCATTGTCTACATACTCCATGATCAGCTCATCACCAATATATACTTGAACAACATTGCCTTGCTGATTATCTAAACCCAAAAGCCCTGGTAATCGGTTGAGCGGCAAGATTGCTTCTTTGCCAGCTTCCCCAAATCCATGACCACCAAGCACTGTTGGCCTTGTAAAAATACCACCCTCAGCGTGCCAGTCTAATTTCGGCCATTTGATATTTATACCTGTTGGAAATGTAAACGATTTACCAAAGAACGTTTTTGTTGTCATTTGCAGTGAGAATGTCGGCAATCTAAAGCTTTTCCATATTTGCTTTATTCTGTCGACAACGTTTTTAATTTTATCTTTTAAATCCTCGAATTTTTGTTTCATATTATCTATTACTTGCGTTACTTTTGATAGCATTGTATCGAGATTCGTTCCGAAGATATTCAAAACATAATTAATCCCTGTTTTGAAAATCTTGCCAAGGCCCACCCATAAATTTGTACCCAGTGTCTTTAAAGCGTCAAGCGCACCGCTCCAATTTCCTTGCAGGAGCATCGTGAATACATTAAAAATATCCATGATTAACTGCATAGCAACCGCAAAAACTTCCTGAATATATGCCCATCCAGAAGAAATGATCCCTTGTATATTCATAAAGTTATTTTCCCAAGCGTATGAAAAGAGCGAAACAAAAACGTTAACCAATGCTTTTATAAACTCAAACCCGCCTTGAAACACCTTCCTTACTTGTGCCCACATGGCATTAACGCCAGTTCGGAATTTTTCATTGTTCTTATATAGCGCTGCAAATATCGCGATCAAGCCAATAACAGCCGCAACAACCGCAACGATCGGCAGTGATATGCCACCGATAGCCGTTCCAATAATGCCAAATATAAATTTAAGTTTTCCGAATAGTGATATCCCTTTTCCAACAACCATTAGAAGCGGACCCATTGCCGCTACCAATCCAGCAATTTTAATGATTTGTTCTTTTTGTGCCGGTGACATTTGGTTCATTTTGTCAACTAAGGCTTGAAACTTGCCAGTTATCTTATTGAGTACCGGCAGTAGTGTTTTAGAAAAAGCAATCGCTAATTCCTGAACAGCAGACTTTAGTCTTATAAGCGCGCCCTTTGAACCTGACTGCATAATGTCCGCTTGCTTTTTAACAACTCCGTTATAATTGGTCGTTGCATCTGCTAACTTATCAATATCAGTTTCAGTCGCATTAATCACAGCAAGCATGCCACTCATTGCACGTTTTCCAAATATAGCAGCAGTATATTGTGCTTGTTCTTGTTCAGTTAACCCCTTATAAGAATCCCTCAGTTGATTTGTTACATCATCAAGTGGCAACATATTACCATGCGCATCAGCGACTTCAAGGTTTAACGCCTTCATTGCTCTCTTTGCTTCAGCAGTCGGCTTTGCAAGATTCGTCATTGCGGTCCTAAGTGATGTACCTGCCATACTGCCTTTTATTCCAGCGTTCGCCATGTGTCCAAGTATTTCAGCCACATCTTCCACTTCATAGCCCATAGCAGCAGCAATTGGAGCAACATAAGTAAACGCTTCACCTAATTGCTCAAGGTTTGTATTCGAGTTCGATGCAGTGTTTGCCAATAAATCAGTTAACCTAGCAGCATCTTTCGCTTCAAGTCCAAAACCGCGAATAGCAGCCGCAACAATACCGGTCGTCGTATCAAGATCAGTTCCTGTTGCAATTGCAAGATTTAATGATGGTTCTAGCGCATCAATGCTTTCTTGAGCCTCAAACCCAGCACGCGAAAAGTTTTCTAAACCTTTAGCCGACTCAGTTGCACTAAACATGGTAGTCTTACCCATTTGCCGTGCTTTATCTTCAAGCGCTTGCAGATCATCACCGGTTGCCAAACTAATAGCTGCAACACGGTTCATCTGCGCTTCAAAGTCCATACCGACTTTGCCAGCAGCAACAGCCACACCAATCAGTGGCAAAGTAATACCCCTGGTCATTGTGCTACCGGCATTGGATATTTGACTACCCAAGAATGATATATCTTTGGTTGCGCGCTTCATCTTATTTCGAAACCCTTTAAGGTCTGCGCCTATTTTGACTAGTAATGCCATACACTCACCTAATTAAAATAAGCACCCAACATTGGATGCTTATCATTCAAATTCTTTCATTAATTCACTTAACTGTTTCTCTTTTTGCTCTTTGCTGATTGGTATACTTTTATTTTCTTCCTTAAAAAGCTTAACCTTCTTTTTGCTCATGGCGTTGTGCACGCCTACGGACATGACATGACTTTGCATTTCAGCGCTACGCTTAACCGCTTCCAAATGCCCTTCAGCTTTTAATGCAAGTTCATGCGGCGTTGAGTTATAAAACTCATCCGGACTTATACCAATTTCGCCAGTGTAATACTTGTACGCATCCTCTAACGAGAATGTCTCCTTTGCTTCCGATTCATCGGCTTTTTTCCCTTTGTCTCTTTTTCACCCATTGCTAGCTCTACAGCTTCAGCAATCTTTTCGCTTAAGTACTCAACATCGTCATTTTGCAAAATTGCATCCATGACTTCACCCGCACCGTCAAGCGTCAGGCTGTTATCTTCCCAATAAAGCCCACAATAAAGCATGGCACGCATTTCTGTCATGCCAGCGCCTTCATTAAGCTCAAAGACCGTTTTGCCAGTGATCTCTTCAATCTTACAAAATGCGGATGTGTTATACCGAAGGTTTCTCGGTTTGTCCGCATTGATAAATACACCTTGTTTCATAAATTACCTCTTTTCTTTTATGCTGCTGGTGTGATCGTCAATTCGCCAGTTCCAATGAATGAAATAGAATATGTGACAGAGTCATCATATGGTGCTTCCATTGGAAAATCTGTGATTAGCGCCGATCCCGAATATTTCTTTCCACTCGGCATCGCGATTTCAATGGTCACAGGTTCTGACGCCATGAATGCAGTTTCGAGCGCATCATAAGCAGTATCATCAACCACCAAAAGACCGTCACAATCAACGCTCCATTCTTTTAGACCAGCTAGGTTTTCCTTCCAACCAGAGCTATCCTTTGTCGTAGCATCAATCGCTTCACCTGAGCGGTTTAGCGTTGCACCTCTTTGTCCACCGATTGCATTTGCACCGACCTTAACTAGTACATCAATTCCCTTTATTTTAGCCATTCTTAGTCCTCCTCTACTCTATATTTTACTTGCAATATTCCTTTAACATATTCAACGCTCTCTCGTGTAGCTGACATCAACGGTAATGCGTGAAACTCAAATTTTCCTGAATCAACGCTTAAAAGTAACGCCATATTTGAAAGCAATGTTTTTACGTTTTTCATGCTTCGTTCTTCACCCCAAATATAGATCGTTGAGGTTGTTTCATATCCCATAAATGTTTTGGTCTTGTGTTCAATTGCACTATCATCGCCAATAACGATAAAAGGCATTTTTACATTTTCGGGTATGTAATCATATATCTTAGCCTTGCTCGTGATAGCCGGTACATTTAGCTTAGAATAAATCATTTTTTGTTGATCAAATAACAACACGTTTTGCTACCTCCGCTCTTATGGATGCATTAAAAAATGCACTGGCCGCATCATCAGCACCGTCCATAAATGTGTTCTTTGGCATAATTCCAGTAGACTTCCCACTTGCATGCGCTCTTGGTCCTGTACCGTAAGAAACGAGATGTCTATGCGGTGCTTTCTTTGCTCTTGGCATAACCGTTGCGGCAGGTCCATCTTTAAGAAAATATTTCGCTTTTATTGAATCTCTTAAATTCCCCTTTTTGCCGACAGGCGCTCTTGATTTACCCTCTTTGACAACCATCTTTGCGGCCGTCTTAGTAATCACTGTCGCCTTCTCATAGAAGTCCTCACTATACTTCCAGAGCTTATCAACTGTTTTGTCAACGCCTTCAATCCTTATCATGATTGCACCTTTTCCACGCACATTAGTCTTAGATATGTATTGCTCTCATCGAAATTCTTGATCGTTTCAATATCAAGCCTTCGATTATCGTAATTAATCACATGCGATGGTTTGATCAGGCTGTTATACCGAACGAGTACCGAGTGTGTCACCTTTGATAGCTGTTGCCCTGCGATGATTTCAGCTTTTTCGCTTGCTGGCTTTATGCCTGCCCACGTTTCAATAATAAGCGACCATCCAGTACCATCGGACCAATTATCTAAGGCGCCACCAGCTTCATCATCAACGCCGCTACCCTCAACATCATTTCCATCAAAGCTAAATATTTTGATTCGCTTGTTTAATTTACCTGGATTCATCATTCCACCTCATAGCAATGTTGCAATTGCATAATTAGCCCTTGCGCTGTGATGTTGATTTTCTCGTTACCAGTCACGACTAAGCTGCGATTTTCATACATGTTTTCAAGCAGCATGAAAAGATACAGCTTTGCGATCTTATTATCAGACGTAAAATCAATACCAGTCGCATTTTCAAGATACGCCTCGGCCGCCTCAATCTGAATATTTAGCAAAGTATCATCGTCCTCAATATCAATCTTTAGATAGCTTTTTACTTCTGCCAATAATACGATAGCCATTACGCTTTTGTTTCAACCTCTGATGATGTATCTGCTGCTGCTTTGCTTTTTACAGCCGTTGCATACTTTGCTTTGATCAAATCCTTTGCAACTTTAGGATCAGCATCAACGACATCGCCTTTTGAATATGAAAATCTTTCACCAGCGCATGATTTGATTATTTTAATTTTAGCCATTTTGTTTCCTCCAAATTTTATTATGTTATAGCCACCCAATATGAGTGGCTATGTTTTAATCCCTACTGTTTAAGCAGATGCTTTCATCTTTAACACTTTAACCGCTTCGGCTAAAGTCAATTTACCGTCAACACGCTCATACCCTCTAAAGCCGACTTGGCCATTAGCAGAGTAAAGCTCATTAAGACGTTGGAATGTGCGTTTGCTACGATCAGCGATTTGATAATATTTCATATCACCAAAAGCAATGATTTTTGCAGATTCCGCAATCGTTGGCATCGCACTTGCTGCTTTAACTGGTCGACCCAATATAGTATCAGGCTCACCAGCAAGACCCTTTGCCCATAGATAATCGTTATTGTCATCCTTAAGCTTTCTAATAACTTTGATTGTGCTGTCATTCAAAAGCCATACCGCTTTATCACGGTAAACTCTACCAAGTGAATAGAATAGATCGATAATCTCATCAGCTGTAATCGCTGTTTCACTTGCAGCAGTAACACCAATACCAGCTGTTACGATAACGCCAGTTGGCTTTTTCGTTCCATCACCGCTAACCATCGCTGCTTCTTCAGGTACGCCAATCGCTCTTGCGAATGATTGAACTAGGTAATCCTCAAGATTGAAAGTGTTATCTTCCATAATCTCTTCAGACACTTTCAAAATACGAGTAAGCTTATAAGCTGAAAGCGTAACTGTGCCAAAAGTATCGTCACTTTCGTTATATGCACCGTTTTCATCCGTCCAAGCAGCTGATCCTTTTGTTGCAACAACAGGAATGTCCTTGTCGCTCTCGGTTGTTATAACCGTGGCTAATCCACGCATCACATTTTCTTCTTCCAAAGCAACAACAAGCTTATTCTGGAATGATTTCGGTACCGGCACACCAGTCGTGCTAATGACGTTAACAACTTCGCTTTGCTCAGCTGATAAGCTTCTACCACGAATCATGTTATAAAAGCCGTCAGCATAAACTTGTGATGCTCTAACGTCTTCGTCCACACCGCCTTCTGGACCTTCTGGTGTCATTGCCCCACCATCAATTTTCCTTTTTGCATTTGCTTTTGCTGTATCTTCTTTTTCTTCCTCAAGGTCAATTTGTGCATTAACCTTTTTAAGTTCCGCTTGCTTTGCTTGAATATCTTCAAGCGATGTATCATCCGTGAATTTATCAGCTTCAGCTACGAGCTTTTCACGTTTTGCATATAATTCTTGTAATTTCATTTCTTTTCCTCCAATTTTTAAATATAAAAAAAGAGTGTTACTTTACACACTCAAGTTTTAGTAATGCGAATGCTTTTTCCTTTGCCTTGTTATCAGGCTTTGGCTTTTCCTTCGGTTCTTTGAATATTTGTGGCGTGTTGCGATAATCAAGATTACCCGAATACGCGATTGCCTCAAGCGCTTCAGCGACTTGCACATCAAAGTACTCACTTGCTTCATCACCTGTCAGCCATGTTTCGTCATCGACCAATGCTTTTATTGCATCGACCGTCACACCCTCTTTTAAGTTAGATTCATAGACATTCAAGATGCCTTTGTCAATCGTCTCGAGCGTTTCGGCTGTTTTTAATAAATCTTCCGAATTGCCGATCGCCAGCGTCCACGCGCGATGCACCATCATGTATGAGTTGCTTGGAATAACGAGTTTATCACCACAAAAAGCAATTACACTTGCGATACTTCCAGCCAAACCATCAACATAAACTGTTTTATTGGCTTTGAATCTAGCAAGCATGTTATATATCGCCATGCCAGCAAATACTGATCCGCCACCTGAGTTAATATAGATATTTAATTCCTTAACATCTTTTATCTCGTCCAAAAGGTCTTTGACGTCTTTTGGAACAACATCGCTATCATCCCATTTTGCAGATGCGATATATCCGTAAATACACAGATCGGCCGCTTCTTCAGTCTTGTTAACAATCTCAATGGATCCACGTTCTTTTGCTTTGTTTAATATCAGTTTACTCAACCTTTTTTTCTCCTTCCCCTTGCTCACCCACTTGATCAAGCGTAATATAGTTGCCGTTACCAACAGGAATATTTGCTTTTGGATTATCAATGTACGGATAACCAAGATCTTCCCTTGCATCATTGACTGTGAGCATTAGATTATTCATTCCGTCCTTTAAAAACTTCATCTGCTTTACTGGATCAAGCTTAAACAGCGCCTTTGAATCATGCTCAAGAAACCCCTCAAATAACAACTTCCTAGTCAGCTCCTCGCTGTATTGCTTAATAATCGGCAATAGCGAATTGATGTAAAAATCAAGCTGCTGCGTTTCACTATTTGAATAACTTGATTTTTCGTAATTGTTCAAAATATTCGGTTTAATTCCAAATGCACTGGCAATCTGCAAGGCTGTTAACTTTGTTAGATCCAAAAACTGTGCGTCAGAAAGTTTCATATCGAGCGACTCGGCTTTTATGCCAAATGGCAAAGGTAAAAACTTCCCTGTACCGACCGAGTTACCATATCTTTCGACACTTTTGATCAAATAGTCTTTGCCATCTGTGTCAAGATCGCCTGTATATTGCAAAATAATTTTTCCACCGAACATATTGCCTTTGTAGAGCTTTTGCAAGTACTGCTGCGAATAACCTGCTGTTTGAATCTGAAGCTTTAGTGCATCTTTGACCGCGATTCCAATAATGCCCTGATACGTCATGCTTGATTTAAAGTGCAAAATATCTCTTGGGCTTATTGTCAGCTCTTTTCCGCTTTGATGTCGCCATTGGTACCAAATTGCATTTTTGCGACCCAGCCAACCGGCATTATCTACAAATACGGTGACATCCTCAAACGCTAATGGCCACAGGCTTTTGATCTGTCCTCTAAGCTTGCCCCTCTGATGTCTTTTAATCAGCACATAGGCATTTCCATTGTCGTTTCTGTTTAGTTCCACAGCTTGCCAAAATGATGATGCTGTCATGTAATCATTCGGTTCAATGTTCAAGATGCGATTCAGCGATTCATTGATATGTCGCTCACGACCACGCTTTTCAGTAAGCTTGTATTGCCTTACTGGCAATTTACCCATACTCTCGGATAAATGCTTCATACACACAAAATATGTCGTTTCATTGATCTCTTTTAGCGTGTAACCAGATGCATCAACTCCGAAATAGCTTAGAAAATCAGGATCCGATATTGATACGCTATTTTCTGGCTGGCCACGTATATCCATTCCAAATAAATTTATTTAGATCACCTCCTACCTTTCGCAAATAATAGCCCTGCACCTAAAAGTGTAAGCCCAAAAACATATAGACCAATAACGATACTCAAATAGCTGGTCACCATCACTATTGTGATAATCCCTAAAACTATTAGGATTTCAGGCAAAACCTTTAATACATTTTCCGATATTTTCATTTCTTTTCCTCACTATAAAAATCTTCAAGATACTCTTCAGTAAGATCAGGTGCTTTTTCATCAGGCTCATTCACTTGTGACCTTACAATCGCATTGATAATGGCCGCCAATAAGTCAATTCGCTGTGAATCATCTTTGTGCTTTTTTGAAAGTTTGATATTGCCACTATCCTTATCCTCTTCAATTGCATTTGAAACGCACCAGGTTAAAAGTGGACTGCCATCATGGACCAACCGCCCAGTCAGAACCAACTCACGAAAATACTTGGTCGGCTCAGATAATGTTTGCGCGCCCTGACGTATTTCAACTCGTGTATAGCCTTCGTCCTCAAGATCATTCGTACAGTACGATGCGTTATATGGGTCATAGCAAATTTCTTTCATCACCCACTCATGAACTGATTCCATTTCGTGAATATGATTGATCACAACGTGATAATCGACAATATGACCAGGTGTAAATGTACACCAACCATCTTTCTCCCAGCCTCGATACGGGACTTGATCGCTGTTTTCATGCTCAGTCACTCGATCTTTTGGAATAAAGCCGTGAGCAGTCACAGCAACACGTCCATCATCAAGATTGAATACAAACGCATCAGCAGTCAGGTCGGTTGTTTTTGATAAATCAAGACCGTTATAGCACTCACGTCCTTTAACTAAATCTAAAAACTCCGAGCGAGATACGCCCAGAGCCTTGTATTTATCCATATGGCCAGACATGAATTTTTGCTCACTGTCCGCTTGCCAAAGGTTCATCCGTTTTGTTAGAAACTCTCTAATTTTCGAGTAATCACCAGAGCCATACGCTTTTTTATACTCTGTTTCAATCTGTGCCTTTAAAATTTGAGTGTATTCGTTATCCTCTTGAAGCATTGGGTTAGCTTTTGGCCAAACGCTATGATCATGCGGATTATCCTTTTCATCTAACTGGCGTATATTCACAAAATATGTTTCATCGATGATTTCGCCCATCAATATTTTTTTACATAACGCCTCTTCTTTCTTGCAAGGATTGTTCTCAGCATCTTTTCCAGCAGTCGTAATAATACTTGCAAGTGATTGTGCTCTTTTACCAAACGCTGACGTAATGACGTCATATAAATCAGAGTTTCTATGCGTGTGATATTCATCAATGGTGACCATGCTTGGTGATAATCCATCTTTGTTTTTTGTTTCTTTTGATAGTGGATTCAAATGTCCACCACGTGTTTTGTGCTTAATATATGTTTCTTTGATATCTAAGCGTTTTGTCATATCGACACTCGCTTTTGCCATATCAGAAGCATCTTTCCAAACAATTTTCGCTTGCGCCCTATCATAAGCAGCACATTCAACATGTGGATTCATTTCATAAATTGAAAGTTCAGGCTGATACGGTGGATAATAACAGTCTGCGCACATGCCATACGTACTAACCCCCGACTGTACCGTAGATTTAGCATGTCCACGTGCAATCTCATTAAAAGAGTAATTAAAACGACGTCTGCCACTATCTGCATGCACCCATCCAAAAACCGCACCTAAATCATATTTCTGAAACGGTAATAATTCTATAAGCTGACCAACGAAAACGCCTCTTACATGACGACAACACCGACCGAACCAATCAAATATCCGATTCGCCCTTGTTTCATCAAAAACAAATGGAAAATCGTTCGTAAATTGTCTTAACAAATCATCCAAATGACGTTTACATGATAATTTTTCCCATTTGCATGCCTTTCTTTGACCGTTCACGACTTCAAGTGCATATTTAGTCGTTGGGTGCTCAACGTTTGATACTTTACTGAGTTTTGTCGCCGTATAAGTCCGCATTAGGATCTGTTTCCTCTTTTTTGCCTTTTGGTATGACACGGAGCGCTGCAGCAATCGTCATTAAGTTCTCTTTTTCAATATCCAACAGCATTCGTCTTTTTTGCATAATCTGTTTATCCAAATCTATTACTTGCTTTTGCATTAAAGCTCTGGTCTTTAGATAATCAATCGCCTCAATGTTTCTGTTTGCATATTCATCCTCAAGAATTTCAATGCTTTCATAAAACTTTTCACGTTTGTGCTCAAAATCCTTACACTCTGCAAACATCAAGCAATATCGATTAACACAGTTTTCAAATAGACCATCATTCTTCTCAATTTTTACGAATAATTTCTTAATGCGTAAAAATTCCTTATGAGCGATCGGGTTAGCCTTGATTTCTGCTTTTTCTTTGAATTTTATTTGAGTTAGAAGAGATTGTTCCGCTTTTTTGCGTGTATCAAGCTCTTTTTTTGTTACATGAGACTTACCTTTCATTTGCAAAATCTTATAACTTTCGGCTGGTCTACCCAAAAAATCACCCCCCTGTTTCGCCTAGTTTACGGAATTTTTTTCACAGATGACGGATCAAACGGTTTCGTAAGGCTACATCATATTCTTTTTGATACCCCCCACCCCATTGTGCATATATCTATGAATTTTATATGTCTATTTTTATATGTTTTTTGTGTGTTTTCACATACTTTTCGTTATTTTTTGTATACTTTTCGTCCAAAACCACCGTCTTTGCGTGCTGTCTTGATATCATGACACCGTTTACACAAAGCTTGATGGTTATTCTTATCCCAAAACAGCTTCATATCTCCTTTGTGTGGGATGATATGGTCAACGACAGTTGCTTCTCTTATTTGTCCTTGCTCATCACACACCACACATAAAGGACTCTTAATTAAAAAAGCCCGGCGATACTTTCGCCAAGCTGATGTGTATCCACGATTGTGTGCACTGGGTCTGTATGTGTCAATCTGTTTAGGTTTATGCTTATCGCAATATGTGTTCGGATAATCAATAAGCTCATGACAGCCTTGCTTTAAGCATGGACGTTTTGGACCATTCATAACACTACCTGATATAACCTTTCTGTCCGCTCAGTTCTAGTGAAACCTACTTGATTTCTAATATCTTTCTCCCAACTCTGCTTAAACGTCACACGCTCAATACTATACTCACTAACCAGCACAGTATTGTTGACTGCCATCATCTCGCACCAGTTATAGAATAAATCATAATCCATTTGCTGATTCTTATATTTTATAGTGCCACGATAAGGTGGATCACAGTATATAACAGCACCTTTTATGTCAGTATCAATACTCGTATAACTTCCATGAATAAACTTAATGTCCTTGATGGATACTCTCTGCTTTTCAATATTATTTATAGCTGCAATATTTTTCGATAAGTCAGTGTTATCGCCTCGTTTATTTCTAGCAAAGCTGCCCATCCATTGGCTGTTTTTGCTCGCGAGATTTGACCAAGAGTTGTGCATAGACCGTGACCATGCCAGTTAATTGTTGATCTGTTGTATTGCCATGAATCATCGTATACAATACAAGTATTCTAAAAGTATTGAGGTG